TATTTCACATATTTTCAACAGGCCATTACTTCGGCTAATCATGCAGACCATACATATAAACCGAGCTTCCACATTCCTTATGTTGAGGATTATGATTTTTCATCTGTAACAGTGACAGAAGATTTTGGCCACACAATCTCTAACTTGAATCAGGACCAGTATAATTCATTGAAGGTTCTAAGCATGGTTCCTGAAGATTCTGGAATACCAGGATTTGAATTAGCAAAGCATATTTACTCACAGTATAAAGAAGCTCTGACTTCTGTTGGTGATATAAACATGTTCAACACCAATTTCTACACAGGGGACATACATAAGGATCTTGACCTAAAAAATAGCAAACCACCTAGTAAACCTTTCAGGTCTCATTGTCTAGAAAATGGATTGGAATTGAGGACTGAAAAACCTTACATAACAAAAGGTGGCATTGTGAATTCAAAAACACCAAGCTTGTTTGCCTATGACTTCAGTAAACACAGTGGTGTTAACTATACCAAGCACAACGGTCCAAGAGTTTATAAAAAACCAAAGGACTGCCCATTAAATGGATATGAGGTATTTCAATCTTTTTATGACCTTATCTCAGAGTCCTCTCAGAAGCCTTTAAAGCCAGATCCACTTTTAGTTCAACAACCTGGGCCAGACTCAGAAACAGCAAATAAAATCAAGCAAGAGAGCATAGTACAGTTCAAGGATTATATGAACAAAATTTCTAGAACTCATTGCTATCGTATGGCCTGGCACACAAGTCGCGTAGCTTCATCTTTAATACATTTTTCAATGAGAGATACAAAGGAAACAGAGTATACACTAATAAACACAGGCTTGGCCAATATTGTTCACATATGTCAAGGAGGTAAAAAAAATAGGGGTTCTAATGAAGGTCAGCCGTTTTATAGTATAGCACTGCTCCCTAAGGATTCCAAATTCATAAGTAACATTTTTGGTGATTATAAGTACTTAGATATACCAGACGGAAGATTGGTGGTTTGGAAATGGAGAAGGTTAAATTGTGATAGACTTGCTTTTCTAATGGACTCATATTACTCTGTTTTAAGCACAGGATTTGACAGTTACTTAAGGCATACAAATAGCACCTTTACAGATGAAGACATGAAACGTATTTACACATTTAAATCGTTGGTCTCTCAATGTACTACTCAGAAAGTCGCTGAGCTGTTAATGGACATAAGGTACCTGGCAATGAGCTTCATAAGTGAATATAGTGACGTGGCCTCTTTAATAAACGAAAAATTTGGACCTAGATACCCAAATTGCTTTTCATATTGGATTGTTAAAAACCTTATGATCAAATGTCAGGATTTAATAACAGATTACAACAAACCAAGTAGTATAATAAAAAAGGCTGTATTTTATTCTGGCAATATAAGGAGAGTTGAAAGCATGGGGGGCCATTTAGAACTGATGTCTATTTGGTCAGGTTCTAAAATAAACTGTTTGCAAGATTGGTTTGACGAAATCTTTGTCTATGTTCACACTTCAAAGGAACCTGCCTCCCAGTATCATGAGTTTAGGAAAAGCCTACAAACAATATTTAAATACCAAGAGTTGTATGACAACATGGCTGAAGATTGGAAATTCGGTAAACATGATAATTTTGATGACCTTAAAAAATGGATACTTGGTGGGAATATAGGATGCTGGCAAGATGCATGTTTCCACTTGGGTAAAATGTTAGAGGGTGTAAATAAGGAAAAATTGCATATCAGTATCAAGAAGTCTGTTTATATGGAACCTTTGTCGGAAATAAATTCCACTAAAGCCTGTATTCCTGAATATAGGCTTGTAGAAACTGACTATGAATTTAAGAAAAGGAAAGAGGAAAATGACAATGAAATAGAAGCTTATCTAATAGGCAAGGGTTTAAATCCAAAGCCATATAAAACAAAACTAAGAGTTTTGCAAGATGTAGCAACTGGGACAGCTGTAATACCTGATAAAGAAAGTGGCCGTATGAAAGTACACGATTGCATGAATGATTTTATGGTGAGATATCCCTTAAAGAGAAATGTCTTAGATGTTGCAAATTGGAATATGAAGAACAATAATTGTAGAGCTGTTGCAGATATCTGCATTAAATCGCAATATGGTGCCAAAAGAGAGTTTTATGTTATTAATTTTGGTGCCAAATGTTTACTCAGAACCGTGGAAAATACATTCAAAGAGCTTGCAAAGCATTTACCAGAAGAAATGATATCTTGTCCAGGTGATACCAAATTGGAACATATGTCAAACATCACAGATACGGCACTTAAATGGAGTAGTAATGGTAGCATGCCAACTTATTTTGTCAATGGTGATTGCACAAAGTGGTCTGCTTGTGAAACAATGACATCGTTTAT